TGGTGTCGGGCACCCAGTTGTACAAGATCAACAACAGCTACACGCCGACGCTTATTGGCACCGTGGCCGGCACTGGCCCGGTCAGCTTGGCCGACAACGGCACCCAGCTCTTCATCGCGGCCAACGGCCCGAGCTACATCTACAACAACACGACCAACGCCTTTGGGCAGATCACCGACCCGGACTTCCCCGGCGCAGTGACCGTAAGTTACTTAGACGGCTACTTTGTATTCAACGAGCCGAACAGCCAGAAGCTGTGGATCACGGCGCTGCTTGACGGCACGTCGATTGACCCGCTGGAGTTCGCCAGCACCGAAGGCTCGCCCGACGGATTGGTGGCTGTTATATCCAACTTCCGCGAGGTGTGGGCCTTTGGCACCAACTCGATTGAGGTCTGGTCTGACACGGGCGCAACGGACTTTCCTCTCCAGCGCATCCCCGGCGCGTTCAACGAGTTGGGCTGCGCCGCGCCCTATTCGATTGCTAAGATGGACAACAGCCTGTTTTGGCTCGGGCGTGACCGGCGCGGTCAGGGCATCGTCTACCGGGCCAACGGCTACGCCGGCCAGCGCATCAGCACCCACGCCGTTGAGTGGCAGATTCAGCAATACAGCGACTTGACGGACGCGGTTGCGTACACCTACCAGCAAGACGGCCACAGCTTTTATGTGCTGATCTTCCCCACGGCCAACACGACATGGGTCTACGACGCCGCCACCCAAGCCTGGCACGAGCGGGCGGGCTGGAACAACGGCGAGTTCACCCGGCACCGCAGCAATTGCCAGATGGCGTTCAACAACAAAGTGGTCGTCGGCGACTACGAGAACGGCAACATCTACGCCTTTGATCTGGAAGACTACTCGGACAACGGCAGCATCCAGAAGTGGCTGCGGTCGTGGCGGGCGCTGCCCACCGGCCAGAACAACCTCAAGCGCACCGCGCAGCACAGCCTGCAACTGGACATTGAGGCCGGTACTGGCCTGAATCTGGGCCAAGGCAGCGACCCCGAGGTCATGCTGCGCTGGTCAGACGATGGCGGTCACACATGGTCCAACGAGCACTGGGCGCAGATCGGCAAGATCGGCGAGTACTACCGCCGGGTGTTCTGGCGGCGCATGGGCATGACCCTGAAGCTGCGCGACCGCGTTTATGAGCTATCGGGCACCGACCCCGTGAAGATCAGCATCATGGGCGCAGAGTTGATTCTGAGTCCAACGAATGCTTAGCCCAGCTACGCCAATCCTTACACCCCCACGGGTGCCGTTGGTTGACCCTCGCACGGGGCTGATCAGCCGGGCTTGGTACTTGTTTTTCCTGTCGCTCAACAACGCGACCACGGCGATCATTGACGACTCGGGCGTTACGTTCAGCGCCGAGTCGGCAATCGCGTCCCTTGACGCGGAACTGCAAACGCTGGCGCAGTTTGCGGAGACACAGCCCCCGGTTGTTGCTTTACCGGCTCCAGACGCGCTGACAGATTGCTGCTCGGGCTTGGAGTCGCAGATCACCGAGTTGCAAAAGCAAGTGCAGGCGTTGGAGTTAGCGCCATCGTTCGATTTTGGCACAATGGCTTTTGAAAACATTGGCATCTCGGGCACCGCTACGTTGGCAAAAATTACCGCTTTAGGTTCAGACGGGTCTTTGACCTTCACCGATGGCATCATTACCGCATACGTGGCACCAACATAAGGAAACATCATGACCGTATCAGTAAAAGTCCTCGTTCCGGCCAAGACAGTCGAGAACACTCAAACCACCCAGTACACAGCGACTGGCGTGACAACCATCATCGACAAGTTCACCGCGACGAACTACAGCGCCAGCGCTGCAACGATCAGCGTCAACCTCGTCACGGCGGCTGGCTCGGCGGGCAATCAGAACTTGATCACCAAGACCAAGACTTTGCAGGCGTCCGAGGTGTACACCTTTCCCGAACTGGTGGGCCAGGTGCTTGGCATCGGCGACTTCATCTCGACGATTGCCGGCACGGCCAGCGCCATCAACATGCGCGTTAGTGGGCGTGAGGTTACCTGATGAAGTTTATTGAGCCTGAAGTGCGGCATCACTTTGGCGGCGGTGTCTACGCCAAAGAGGCGTTCATCCCCGCTGATAAGTGGCTTGTGCAGCATACGCACAAGTTCGACCATCTGTCGGTGCTGGCGCAAGGCTCAATTGAGTTGATTGTTGACGGTCAGAAGTCTGTCGTCCACGCCCCGGCTTGTCTAACGCTTGAGGCCGGCAAACACCACGGCGTGCGCTCTTTGACAAACGTGGTTTGGTACTGTATACACGCGACGGACTGCACTGATGAGGATGAAGTCGATGAGGTGATTATTGCCTCGACGGATTCTGATCAGGTGCGTAAAATTGCTCAATGCTTGAGCGAAGGAGTTTGATATGCCTTGGATGATACCAGCAGCAATTATTGGAAGTTCGTTACTTGGCGCCAGCTCATCTCGCAGCGCGGCCAATACGCAAGCGCAAGCTGCCCGTGAAGCTGGTGACGTGCAGCGCGAGATTTTTGAGCGGCAGGTTGAACTAGGCAGACCCTACCGTGAGGCTGGTGAGCAGGCGCTTAACCGGCTGATCCCGCTAGCGACCGAGTACACGCCGTTTGGGACGCAACAGTTCCAAGCCGACCCTGGGTATGCGTTCAGGCTGTCCGAAGGCCAGAAGGCGCTGGAGCGTTCGGCTGCGGCTCGTGGTGGTTTGATGTCAGGCGCGACCGGCAAAGCATTGACGCGCTTCGGTCAAGAAATGGGTTCGCAAGAGTATCAGAACGCTTTCAACCGCTACCAAGCCGAGCGCCAAGCGCGGCTTAACCCGCTGCAATCGCTGGCCGGCGTTGGTCAGACTGCGGCCAACACGCTGGGCGCGCAGGCCGGGCAATTCGGCTCCAACATGGCTGAAACTCTTGGCGCGGGCGCTCAGGCTCGCGCATCCGGCTACATGGGTGCAGCCAACGCTATCGGCGGCGGCTTGAACCAGTACATGAACTACAGCCAGAATCAAGCGCAGAACTCGCTGTTGCAGCAGGCGCTTGGACGAAACCAAGGCTACACAGGCACAGGTGGTTACGGCGCAGGCTACACTGGTGATGTGCCTGGCTACGGCATGGGGTACTAATCATGGCACTCGTCAATCCTCAAATCGCAATGTCGTACCGGCCCACGGTTGAGTACCAGCCGCGCAACGCCTTGGCCGAGGCGGCGCAGATTCAGCAGCTTGTGGGCGGTCAGCGCCAGGCTGAAGTAGCCAACATGCAGCTAGAAGACCTACGCCGTGAACGAGATACGCTTGGGCAGATTCAAGCCGCAATTGTTGCCAAAGGCGGGCCACCCGATCTTGAGGCTGCTGCCGATGCAATGATTAAAACCGGAAGACCCGAGTACTTGACTCAGGGTATGGCTATTCGCACAGCCCTTCGCAATCAACGCGAAGCCGCAGCATATCGTAAGGATTTTGGTTTGGGCGGCGCGCCCGCTGCGGCGTCTGCAAACGCAATGACGGCGCCAGCACCCGCTGCTGCCCCTGTGCCAGAAGGTGAGCTTGTTGCTGCGCCGATTGGTCGAATACCTTTACCTACCGCTGCACCCGCCGCTGCCGACGCGCCGGCGCCTGCTGGTGAAACAAATTTGGCGTATCTTCAGCGCCAATTTGGTATGCCCGCCGGCGCTGCTGCCGGGGCAAACGCCCTTGCACCCGCTGCTGCGCCCGCGTCCACTAACGCAATGATTGCCGCGCAGCCTGCCGCACCCGCTGCTGCACCAGACGCCAACGTCCTTCGACTCAGGGCATTGGAAACGCAATACCGCAGAATTGGAAACAACCCCGAACTGGCGGGCGAAAAAGCGCTGGTGCTCAAACAGATCGAGGACGTGCAGCAAACGATCCGCGCTGAAAGCGCCACGCCGCCCGAGGCCAAGTTTATGCGAGCATTGGGCCTTCCGCTTACCACGGCAGGGTTTGCAGAGTTTGAAGCACTTAAACAACGGCCAGGCGAATTTGAGCGGTTGCTGTCGCAATCTGGGTTGCCAAAAACTGACCAAACTGCGTTGATCCGGCAACGGTTGAGAAAAGAAGTGTCCCACCCGCCGGGCACGTCTGTTAC